CCATCTTCATATTCATAATACATATCTCTATCTACTAACTTACTTTTAAGATATACTTCATCGTATGATTTATCTTGGGGTGATGTTCCTTTTAATGCTGCTATTTCTCTTTCTAATTTATGTATTTCATCTGCATATTGGTCTGCAATAGGGCCTCCTTCTGGTTCAGCTTCTTGTTCCATATCTCTGTATAGTTGAGCTAAACGAGCTTCTAAATCTGTTAGTTCTTCTTCATTTTCCCATACACCTGGAGCACCTAGTATACCTGATCCTTGAGAAGTTAAAGTAGCACTACCATACGCTTGTTCTTTAACTTCTTGAACACTTTCTTTTATTAATTTTATTATGTCTTTTTTCTTCATTAAAAATCTGATATTAATCCTCCTAATATAAATTTACCTGTTATTTTAAAAGGTATACTTGTTATTTTTTCATCTCTTATTACTACTCCTTCATGGTCTTCAACTGAACCCATTGGTGAATCTAATGCTTTAAGTATTTCATCTCCTAATTTTTCAGTTGCTAGATAAGTTATAAAACCATCAATGGCTTTTTTCTTATCATCACCGTCAAACAAACCATCAACATTTTCTCCATTTAAAATTAATTGATAAACCTGTTTAGAAACAGCCCCTACTTTTTTCTTGGTGTTGTCCCTTGTTATAAATATAAACTCATCCTTAGGAATGGCACTAACTTCATCTAACCATTTACTTAAAGTTTGAGTTTTTACTTCTTCGGTAAATTCTACAGAATAGTTTTGGGAAAGTGCAGAATTAAAATTAGGTTTTTTCTTCATTTTTGTAGGGACTGAACCATAAACTTCAAATCCTTGTTTTTTAGCTATTGGAGCTAAATTGTCTAATAAAGATTGTAAAGCATCTTTACTATAAGATATTTCTGATGAAATTCTTTTAGTTAACATTTTTCTTTTACCTTGTACTTCTTTATTTTCTATTCTATTTAAACCATGAATTGCAACAAAATTTGATCCATAATCTTGTACGTTAGTTTTACCACTAACATACTCCATATTGAATAAAATGTTTGGGTCTTCCCACGCCCCCAAAGCTTTAAGATCACTTTCTATTTGGGGTAATGCTGTATTAAACATATCTAGTACTTCTCCTCCTACTTTGATCATTCCATGACCCTCACCAAATCTATTTAATAGATCGTCTTTTGTAATACCTTTAATATCGAGTTCTTTTTTAGAACCTCTATCCATTACAAATTGTTTTACACCATCTAAAGTAACTAAACGAATAGAACTGTTTACGCCATCTATTTTTACAGCCCCTGGGTTTGTATTTAAAGAAGTGGCTGCTTTTTCAAATATATTTTTAAGATCTCTACCTGTTTTTACATTTGGTAAATCAAAGGGGTGAGCCATATGTCCTGCTGCTCCTCCTTCTGTTATGATATGTTCGTTTATTATACCTGACCACCAATCTTTTGAAAATAATCTTACTTCATTTATATAGCCTTTTGATTTTAACCAGTTATTTACTTCTTCATCTTTTTGTTGAGAGATCATAAGTTGAAGATCTCTGTATTTTTGAGGGCCATAATCTGATTGGATTTTATCTTTGTGTTGAGAAATTGAATCATGAGCACCATATTTTGTTTCATCTACTTTTTTACCATCTAAAGATCCTTCTATTTCACAACTATCTTCTAAATTTGAGAAATACTCATCCCAAAAATATTCTAAAGCTTCTAAGCTTTCTCCTTCTAATTCTTGTTGTAATTCTACAAATTTTGATTTAAAATTAGGTGTGTTTAATTGTTTTAAAATGCCATAATATAATGCAAAAAATTTAATTTCTCTATTTGAAAGTTCATTTAACTTAAACCCTACGGGTTCTATGTCTGTTTTTGGAGCTGGGCCTTGTAGTTTTTCATGCATTTCCTTTAAAGCATCCTCTATTCTTTGTAAATCTAAAGCTTTAAAATCTCCATTTTCTTCTATTTGACTAATTATATCTTTTGAAGTTATATTTATGAGGTTGATTTTTGAAAATAAATATTCAGCTACTGTTTCGTCTGATCTTACATCATAATTACCAGGTAAGTCTTTAGCTAAGGGATCCCCTATATTTTCATAAAATTCCATAGCTAAATCATTAATATTTACTAATTGTTCTCCGGCTTCTGGAAATTTTTCGTAAATAGCCATTGACATATCTGTAAATAGTCCTTCAGGGGCATCATCTAAATTAGGGTTTCTATAAAATTTATAAAAATCAGATGGTACACTTCTTCCGAAGTCAGTAGGAGAGGTACCTGGTATGTTAAAACCTGGTTTTTTTATGATTGGGTAGCTTTCATTTATTTTTGAAACATTTAAAACATTTGAGTTTTTATTTACTTGAATAGGGTCTCCTACATTAATATTGTTTTGTTGACAATACCCCCCTGGAAATTCTAAAACGTTATCTGCTACTCCTGAGTAATTAGGGCAATTATTTTGTTTACAAGGAGGACAATTAGAATGTATATTATTTATTTTTCCTTGATTAATAAAGATTATATCTAAGGGGATTTTACAATTTTTCATATGAAAATCTCTTTGTTGAACTTGATCGTATGGAAAAAGCATACCTCCTTCTAATGAATTTCTCCCCATCATTCCTTTCATCTGTAATTCTGGGGTATTCATTGTTTCTAAAGGAACAGGGATATCATTTATTAAAGCAGTACTTGTGGTGTGGTTTTCAGAAAGTTCATTTGGGTGTTGAACTACTAATTTAACCTCCGGATATTTATCTTTTAAGGTATTTACTGCTTCTAAGTTTTTAGGGGAATCATCTATAAAAACAATATCATCATATCCTTTGTTGATTTCTCTTTCTATGTAATCTGCTTTTAATTGTGGATCAGAAGACCCTACAGCTATAACATATACATCTAAACCTAAAGATTTAAGATATCGTCTAACAGGATAAACTAAAAGTCTAGCTGTTAAAATTGTTATTTTGTTTGTTATATTTTGAAGGTCAGATTTCAAAAGATCAACTATGTGTTGTATAGGAGTAGCGTCTTTTATTATTTTGTCAAATTCGGTGAAATCGAATGTATCTCCTTGTTGTGGTTCATATATAGCATATTCACCTGGATCTAAACTATCTATTGAACCATCTGAGTGTTTGATTTTTATATTTGCCCCTCTTGTTACAGCTAAAGTATCGTCAAAGTCGTAAATACGGAGTTTTTTATTACCTTCGTCTGTTTGGAGATCTTCACTCATATGGGCATGAGGGTTTGTTTGTCTGTTATGGATTTGGTCTTTTGTTCTAGGTATATCGTCTTTGGGGCCGTCAGGCATTCCTGCTTTCCATTCATTGCCCCTCATGTAATCTAAGACTTTATCTTCTGGGTTGTATAAATCTTCCTCTAATTCTCCCCCAAAACTAGGAATTCTTTTAACAACATAAGCATAACTTTTAAAAGCCCAATCTTCAGCTTTGTCTGGTTTATAATAAGCTACAGCATCTTCTCTGTTTTTAAAATTAGAATCGTATTCCTTTCCAAAACCTTTTAAATTCCAATCACTTGTCCACATTTCAAAAGAAACAGGATCTCCTGGTTTCCAATCAGAAACTTCCTTTGTAGTTACTATTTGCCATGCTTGTTCTTTTTGTTCAGAAGTTAAATGATCTGGTATAAATTCATAAAAACTATATTCGTCCTTACTTTTAATAAAATCTCTCATGTCAGTACCTGATACCCCTCCTACTTGTGGTGGGACTAATTTTGTTTCAAAATTAATATTTCTTGGTTCTGATACTTTATGTATGTTTGCAAAACGTTGGTCGTTTGTTTTTAATTCTTTCTCCCCCATAGCTAAATAAATAGTAGAACCTTCAGGGGCATCGTTTTCTATAAAATCATAAACATCTTTTACTGGAGAATTATGTTTAGAAGGAATAATTGTAAGTTTATTTGAAGCAGGATCAGAATCAGTAGATCTATATAAATCCCATAATTTAAGGGACATTTCTCTTGTTATGCCCTCTCTTTCTTTAGCCCCAACTTTAACTATAACAGTATCTGCGTCGGTGTTTGCGGCTAACCATTTTGACATATTATAATGACCTGCGTGGGGTGGTTTAAATCCTCCAGGCAAAAGTGCGATTTTCTCCATTAACTATATAGTTTTGTAATAAATATAAAAACTTATGACAAGGCTAACCTCTTTTTCATTAGAGTGGAGGTTGTCAGTTCTGTTGCGTTGTGGAGTAGTTTTGTAAAGTTTTCAAAACCAAGTTCAGATGGGTCTTTATCGCCCATTTCTATAAGGTAGACTTTTTTTCCATAAGACATAAACGTTTCAGCATGATTGAAAGCGTCTTTTAAAGCGTCTTCATCTAATGCGAGATATATTTTTTCTACGTTAGATTCAATGATTTTTTTCATTAAGGTTGTAGAAATTTTCTTTCCAAACAAAGGAATTGCGTTACGTTTAATCGCCATAGCATCGAACGCACCTTCACACAAAATCACCGGAAGATCCCAGTTTATATACATTTCAAACCCAATTATGTCCTTGGTACTGGAAGCCAACTTATGTTTAATATACGCGTTTTTATCAAATGAACGACCTACATAATAATTTAAGAAACCATCTTTATCATATGAGGGAACTACGACCATATTTCTTAATGGACCTTGTTCACAATAATGTAAATCGTATTTTACTACGTCTTGAGGTGTGATTCCTCTTTGATCTAAATAATGTAAAGCATGTCTTGATAAAACTGCAGATGATGACATTATAGGTGTAACTTCTTTTGGTAGAGTTAAAGTGTTAGCATCGACTTTTTGTTTGACTTGTTTTTTGAAATTATATTGTTTGTCAATTTCTTTTAAAGCACCAAATGCAGCTCCAGGGGCGTTAGCTTTTTTAAGTAATTGAAAAGCTCTATGGCCTTTGTAGTTACAAACCCAACATTGAAATTTTTGAGATAGTAAATTGAATGTTAATTTTTTCTTATGATGGTTACAAGAAGGACAAGTAAAAACAGCCTCGTCTCCACCTCGAGCAGATTTACTTCTTCCTAAAATCGATTCGAGTAATTGTTTTAATAAATCTTCTTTCATCTAAAATCTCTGTCGTAAAACTTACCTAATATATTATCATTGAGGTATTTTTTGTCTTCTAAAACTTCTAACATAAATTGATATTTACATTCTAAGTATGTAAGTTCTTTTTTGTTGTAAGCTACTTGTAGGATTTTTCTTGTTAAAT